CGCGGCCTGGGCGAGCTGCTGCAGCACGCCGACCGCTACCGCCTGGACCTGACCGTCAAGGAGTTCTGACCCATGAGCCAGGACCCGACCCTCGACGCCACCCGTGACGTCGAGCAGCTGGTGACTGTGGCCCTCAAGAAGCTGGGCCTGGACCCGCACCAGGCCAGCAACGTGCGCGCCTGCCTGTCGAAGGCATACGGCTTCGGCTACGACGCCTGCCAGGCCGACGCCATGAACGGCATGTTCGGCCGCATCGGAGAGGACTGACCCATGATGGAACCCGAGCAGCTGACGCTCACCGGCATCGACAGCATGCGCCACCTGATCATCAACGAAATGATGATCAAGGCGGTGGCGTTCGCCGTGCGCGCCGGTCACACGGACCGTACGGCCTCCCGTTTCATCATCGCCCTCGTGGCGACCAACTTGCTGGACTACAGCCATCGTTGGCCCGAGATCCTCAAGGTGGTCATGGACCTCGAACAGGAAACGGAGGACTGACCCGTGCCCCTCGCAAAAACCCCGTCCGGCGAGGTGATCACCTGCGACGGCTGCGAAGCGCCGCTGGAGGAGGTCACCGAGGACATGAAGCACCCGATCCCGCCGGGCCTGTACCGGCCGGGTGTGCGGTTCTACGTCTGCCGCCCGCTGCCCGGCCGCGTCTCCTGCCTGACCCTGGCGCGCCAGCACGAGGCCGACCACCTGCGCGAGTGCACCCAGTGCCACCACACCCACGGCCCCCTGCGCTTGGCCGCCCTCATCATCGAACTGACCCGCAAGGAGCAGCAGTGACCGAGCCGAAGATCATCCCCGCGATCAAGGGGACCCAGCCCCGGTACAGCCATCTGGAGGCCGAGGAGCTGATGGAGATCATCCTCAAGAGCGGGCATCCGCGCGCGGAGTACCTGGCCGCCAAGCTGGTGACCTCCTCCGGGAACCCGATCGCGTACGCCGCGACGCTGGCCCGCGTCCGCGCCTCCGTCATCCTCAACTCCGAGGGGCACATCAACGGCGAGCCCATCCCGGCGCCCCTCCTGCAGGAGCTGGTCCTGGCGCAGTTCCCTGAGGCCGCCGACTTCGAACTGGCTGGCTACCACGGGCGCTACCGGTGCGAGGGGCTCACGTTCCGCGCCGGGAAGCGGTGGCGGTTCGCCGCGCCGAACGGCTACGTCAGCAAGATCGAGTACGAGACGCGTTCCTCTGCCACCGACGCCTTCGGCGACTACATGCGAGAGAACGACTCCCAGACCAAGGGCAGCTGACCCGTAGACACGCATCTATGCGTGCGTTAGGGTGGGGTTCGTTGCAAGGTGCTCTTGCCCGCCAGCGGAGCACCCGGTGACACCACCACCCCCTCGACCCGCCACGAGGAGAACAACTCATCATGCGCCGTTCCATCCTGGCGTTCGCGCCCATAGCGCCGTCCGCCCTCACGCCCGCAGTCTGGCTGTGGCTGCACTTCCACCTCTCCAACACCCCGCAGAACCGCGCCCTGTGCGACAACCTGACCGTGCTGTACGCCGTCTGCACCGCAGTCCTCGCCATCGCCGGGCGCGCCTGGACGGCCCCGAGGGCCGAGCGGTGAGCGACGACGGCCGCAGAGAGTGGGTCGCAGCCAACCGCGACCGCTTCACCGAACTCCTCATCCCCCGCGCGTTCCTGGCCGCCAGCGCCGTCGCGGACGAGCCTGATGCCCCCGAGGAGCTGAACGCCCGGCTCGACACGCTCGGGGGCCGCCCGGTGGCCGGGAACTGCGTACGCGTCGACTGGCCCGTGGACCTCCTGCAGCCGCTGGCCAACTACGCCGAGGACTGCGCCCGCGCCTGGAACACCAGCCGCATCTGGCGCACCGCGCACATCGCCGCCGGAGCCCTCGCCGAGCATGCCCGTCACGCCGCCGAACAGGAGGCGTGACGTGAAGAGCGCCTCGCGCGTTCTGCTGACCGAACACCGCCGTCCCGCCAGCGGCTGACCCAAGGAGTCCGAGTGGACGCCAACACCCGTCGCCAGGCCGCCACTGCCGTCCTGACCGGCATCGCTGTCTTCGCCACGATCATCTGCGCCGCCGAGTTTCAGGACACTGGCGCCAAGCCCATGCCGGAGCCCACTCGCACCGTCATCGTCACCGTCTCGCCGACCAGCTTGGACCCGGCCGCGCTGCGCCGGGCTCGCGAGGACGCCAGCCGGTCCGCCACCCCGTGGCTGGCCCCGTAGACCACCTGACCCACCATCAACCCACGTATCCCTAGGGGGGATCATGTACGACCCGAACGTTCCGCAGCAGCCCGCCAAGCCCTCGCGCCCCTGGTACAAGATGAAGCGCACCTGGGCCGGTGCCGTCGTCGGGCTGTTCGTCATCGGCGCCATCGCGGGTGGCAACGACGACACCAAGAAGACGACCGCCACCCCGTCGCCGACCAAGACGGTCACCGCGACCCCGTCGCCGACCTCGGCCGACGACGCCCTCAAGCAGCTGCAGAAGGACAACAAGAAGGGCCGCGACGACCTGCAGAAGCAGATCGACGAGGCCTCCGAGTCGGCCGCCGCCGTCGCGACCGGCGACCTGCCGGACTTCACCGGCATGGACCTGCAGGACGCCCAGGACACCGCCCAGGCCGCCGGGTTCTACAACCTTCGCGACAAGGACGCCAGCGGCCAGGGCCGCTTCCAGGTCCTCGACCACGACTGGAAGGTGTGCTCCCAGGAGCCCGCGCCCGGCAGTCACGGTCTGGAGATCACCGTGACCATGTACGCGGTCAAGCTCACCGAGTCCTGCTGACCGCCGCTAGCCTCACCATCCACCATCACGCATCCCAGGGGGGATCATGAACACCAACCCGTACACCGCCCCGCCCGCCCCGCGCCCGCCCGACTCCCGCAAGCTGTACAAGCGCAAGCGCGTGTGGGCCGGAGGCTTCCTGCTCCTCGTGATCGGCTCGGGCATCGGCAGCTCCGGCAACAACACGGAGTCGGTCGACGCCAAGCCCGCCGTCCACGTGACTGCCACGGCGACCCAGACCGTCACCTCCACGCCGCAGCCGAAGGTCACCGTCACCAAGACGGCCAAGCCGAAGCCCGCGCCGACCGTCACCGTCACCAAGACCGCCCATGCCGCCAGCAGCAACACCGGCTCCAGCTCGTACGGCAGCAGCAGTGACAGCGGCACCAGCACGGGCACCTGCTCGATCACGTCGAACTCCGGCAACTGCTACTCCGCCGGGCAGTACTGCAGGAACAGCGACCACGGGGCGACCACCACGAACGCCGCCGGTACGTCCATCACCTGCCGCTACCGCTCTGGCGGCTGGCGCTGGTCCTACTGACCCACCCCCTTCACCCGACGGCCGCGCCCGACACCATGGGCGCGGCCGCCACCCGCCTAGGAGAACCATGAGCCTGCCCGACAACCTGCAGAAGGGCGACCCGCTCGTCCTCGTCTCGGCCGACAACAACAAGGAGCCCCGGAACGTCGTCGTCTCCCGCGTCGGCCGCGCCTGGGTGTACGTCTGCCGCGAGGGTGAGACGGAGGAGACCAGAGACCAGTTCAACCGCGCCACCGGCGTCTCGAAGGAGAACCACGGCTGGGCACGGTGGCTGGTCACGCCCGAGCAGCACGCGGACATGAAGGAGCGCGAGCAGCTGCTGGCCGACCTGCGCGAGGCCGGGGTCGAGATCAAGCACCAGCTGCAGGACACCGTGCCGCTGGTCAAACTGCGTGGCCTGCTGGCCGTCATGAAGGGCGAGGAGGGCTGACCTGTGGCTGACGACATGGTCACCGTGCGCCTGCCCCGGGCCCTCGCCGAGGAGATCGCGGGCATCATCGACGGGCACATAGAGGAGTACCCGGTCGAGCACACCTGGGACGTCATCGAAGCCGTCCGGCAGATGGATGCGGAGCGCGGTACCGCGATGTACCGGTCGCACCGCTACTACGTCAACGGCGGCACCGTGTATGACCGCTTGGACCAGGTGGAGATCGAGACCGAGTTCGCCGACAGCGACGCCGCCCGGAAGTGGGTTAACACCCACGGCAAGACCGGCGAGCGCGACGTCTGCCCCGCCTGCGGGCACAGCGGCCCGTACATCGAGGACAAGGCCACGTGTGGTGCGATGCTCGGCGTCACGGTCGACGTCATCAAGCGCTGCCAGTGCCGCTGCACCGGAGCCGACCAGTGAGCAGCGGGTACGTCTACTGCGGTGAGGACCTCGGCCGCGACGAGCCCCCTCACACCTGCATGCGTCGCCCCGGTCACAACACCGTGTGCAGCCACGTCCGCGACCGGGGCACCGAGCGCTTCAACGACGCCTGGGCCGAGTACTTCGCCGAGCACCCGGAGATCCTGGCGAGCTGGGCCCATCAGAATGACCGCTGGCCCTCGGGGTACGGCGAGGAGCAGCGCAGTGCCTGACCCCCTCGTGAAGGCGCTGCTCCGGCTGGCCGCCAGCCACCCGGATGTGGTGGCGGCCGTCAAGGAGGAGAAAGAGCGCCGCTTCAACTCCCCCGAGGCGCGCCGTAAGCGCCGCGAGCGGTCCCTGAAGGCGGCCGCCACGGTGCGCGCCCGCCGGACGGCCGCCGAGCAGCTGGAGGCCGAACGGGAGGCGCGGGAGCCCAAGGGGCCGACCTGCGACGCCATGGACATCATCATGGACGCCCAGGAGACGCTCTGCATCCGGCCGCCGCACGACGGCGGAGACCACGAAGACATCGACGGCCACGTCTGGCCGTACGAGGACTAGCACGTGCTGGCCCGCCCCCTTGCCGGGGCGGGCCTTCGCGTTTCCCGGACTCGTAGACACGCATCTATGGATACGTTAGGGTGGGGTCACCGCCTAGGAGCACGACCGAAGGAGCAGCATGAAGAACATGGACACCCTCGCCGAACTCGCCGCCTCCGCGCCCGAGTGGCAGGCCCGCGAGGGCCGCGAGCAGATCACCCCCGACCGCTGGAGCAAGGACCACTGGAGCCTGCTCGCCTACGTCGAGTCCGTCGAGGTGGACTACCACGGCCGCATCACCTGGGACCGGCTCACCCTCTCCCAGCGGAACTGGCCGATGCTGTGGGCCGCCCGCAACCCCCACTCCCTCCTCAACGACGAGGACGCGGCCGACAAGTACGGCCTGCGCCTCAAGCGCGTCAACGGCGAGCCGGTCACCCTGTACGGGCACTGCGAGGCCGACGCCCTGATGGACATGGTCGACGCCGGGTTCGTCACCACCGAGATGCCGCAGGCCAGCGAGGACGGCGAGCACTTCCTGAAGCCCAACGGCCGCCCCCTCGACGGCGAGGACGACCCCCGGCCGGGCTTCATGACCGGCCTCACCGAGTGGCGTCTGATGCCCTGGGCCCGCTTCCGGCTGACCGAGCGCGGCCGCGCTGTCGCCAACGAGCTGCGCGCCCACAAGGCCAAGGACGGCGCCACCTGGTCCAACTTCGAGCCCACCACGCTGCTCATGCCGCAGCAGGAGGGCTGATGTTCCTGGTCCCCATCCCCGAGGACTGGGCCCCCGCCGAGCGCGGGTGGCTGCCCGCCGACACGAAGACGCCGCCGGACAGCGGCGAGTACTTCCTGCGGTGGTCGCCGCCGGTGCGGTTCCCGGCCTCGCTGGCCGTCTTCCGCAACCCGGAGACAGGCCAGCGGCTGGCCTGGTATGGGCCGCTGGCCACCTCCGAGACCGAGCAGGTGCGGCAGGGTCCAGCGCTCGCCGAGATCGGTATCACCCCGGCCGACTGGGGTCCGGAGGACCGCCAGCCGGAGGTAAGCCGTCGTGGATGACGCGGAGTTCGAGAAGCTGCTCAACGAGAGCAGCCTGGGCGCGCCGCACGTCCAGGGGGAATCCGGGCCGATCCCACCGTTGGCGCGGGCGCAGATGCAGGTGTCCTCCTGGAGGAGGGAGCTGGCGACGCTGTTGGGGCTGGATGAGCCAGACGGGGCCCAGCTGCGTCGGATCGCGGAGGTCGCGGAAAGCCTGTACGACGTCTCCGAGTCCCGCCCGTGGTGGGAGAAGGCGGCCGCTGCAGGAGACCGGGACGCCGTGGACTACCTGCAGATCCTCGACGAGGAAAGTAACGAGTAAGCAAAAAACCGCATTTCCGTTGATCCGTTGAAGCGGATTTTGGCAAAATCAGTGACGGCCGCCGCAACCTGACCGCCATCAGGCGCGGCCGTCCCTCGTTTACCTCTTGACCCGCCACAGGAGGGCCCCGTGCCGCAGATGACCGCCACCGTCGAACCGCTCGTCCGCCTCGGAGGATCGATCCGCCTGCCCGCCCGGCGCAGCGACGGTTGCACCGTCGAGATGGTGTTCACCCAGGGCAGCACGCGGGGGCACGTCTCCCGCGCCGTGACCAGCGAGGACGGCCGTCTGGTGTCCGCCACGGTCCGCTCCTGGCCGCTGAACGGAGAGGAGCCGCAGATGGCCGCCGACGTCCGTGAGGCGATCCAGATCGCGGAGAAGGGCCTCGCCGAGGCCTCCTCGCGCTAGCCTCGAACTGCCCGCCAGGCATACATACGTTCCGACTCACCGCCAGGAGTCCCCATGGCCGCCAAAACCATGACCAGCAAGCTGAACTCCGCCGAGCGCCAGGCCCTGCTCCACGCCGACCCGGGCACCGGCCGGATCAACGCATCCGGCTGCCATCTCCGCGACGAGCTGCGCGCCAAGGGGTACGCGGAGTCCGTGCATGGAACCCTGCACCTGACCGAGTACGGCTGGCGGCTGCACACCCGCCTGAAGAAGGAGCACCAGGAGTTCGCCGTCGCGGGCGTGCCCTGGGTGAAGATCCAGGAGATCACCGACCTGTACCTGCTGAACGGGCTGAGCGTCGAGGAGATCTCGCACCGCACCCGCGTGACCGGCGGCGGGATCATGGCCGTGCTCGCCTTCCGCCAGGTCCTGCCCGCCGCCTGAAAACCCCCAGCCAACCCCACCCTCGGGCACCCATAGATGCGTTAGGGTGGGGTTCGTTGTTCACACTCGCCCCCAGGAGGCTCCACCATGCGCAGGACCGAGCTCAGGCCGCCGCGCCTGTATCGCGTCAAGACCGCCGTCTACCAGCAGGCCAGGCCCGGCCTGCTCCTGGACACGCGCCTGTGGGACCTGACCGTTGCGGGCGCCGACCGCTCTTTCGCACCGGCGCCCGAGGACGCCACCTGGGGCGGCAGGATCAACCCGAACACCGGCACTCGCCGGGGGCTGCTCGTCGTCCACGCCAACCCCGGCGCCTACTTCGACCTCACCGAGGACGACATCGCCGCCGGGCTCACCGCCCTTTGCTCGCGCGCCGAGGAGATCGGCTTCCCCGAGAAGTCCATCGGCTCCCTGGCCGCCCTGCGGGAGGAGATCGAGGAGCCGCTGCTTCTCAGTGTGGTGCGCCAGCAGGACATCGTGGAGCCCTGGGACCGCCCCGCCATCCAGTACCGCTGCCCCGGCGGCGACGGCGTCGCGTGCGGCACGGCCGTCTCGCCTGGCGCCTCAAGCCGATTGCGCAACCACCTCACCCCGGCCGGGGAGCCCTGCCCACGCTCCAACACCTCGCTGACCCACGACGAGCGCGAGGCGGGACGCATCACCCCAGCCGCCTAGACACGCATCTATGGATGCGTTAGGGTGGGGTCGCTGCCTAGGAGAAGGAGAACGTCTTGACCATCAACCGTGAAGAGATCCAGGCCTCGGCCGCCGCCGCATGCGACGACATGACCGACGAGGAGTTGTGGAACAGCCCCCTCGGCCACCGCCTGCGCACCTACGCCGACAAGCTGCTCGCCGCCGAGGCCGAGCGCATCGCGGCGACCGCCAAGCGCCAGACCGACCACGTCGTTGGCGCCGGGATCGGATTCGGCCGCGCGATCATCTCCCCGCTCGGCGACCCGACCGACACCTTCGACAACGGAGACCCGGACAAGGTGTTCCGCACGGACATCGACCCCTGGGCCAACTGGCAAAGCCCCGAGATGAAGGGCCTGACCGAGGCCGTGAAGGCAACCGACGGCACCCGGAATGCCGCCCAGGAGGCTGCCAAGTCGTACATCGCCAGCCTGCAGGGCGAACTGCGACCTACGGCCGAGGCCCTGACCGACGACGAGGAGAAGGAGGCCACGCCCCTGGACGTGGCAGGCGCCCTGAGCTACCTGCTCACCGGTCACGGGGCCTCCGACCGTGGCCCGTTCGTCGTCCACGAGGGCGACGGCTTTCACCCCGAGCCCTACGTGATGCTCCCTCTCGACTCCATGCGCAAGGTCCTGGACGAGATCCCCGGGAGCCGGTGGTGACCAGGACCCGCCTGAGCGATCAGTACGCCAAGACCCTCGACGGCCGTGTCAGGATCGGCACCGACCGGCTCGTCAAGGACCTGGCCATGCGCATGGCCGAGCACCTCTGGCTCCACTACCCCGGCGCCCGCCGCATGCTCATCACCATCGACGACGTCACCGGGCGCGCCGAGCCGATGCAGATCCTCGGCGACGGCGACAAGCCTCTGTGGTCGGTCGACGGACCCGGCTGGGAGCCGGGCGGGGACAACGGGCCACTGCACTCCCTGAAGCCGGGTGATGCCGCCGACCGCCACGGCGCGCGCATCCACCACGACATCGCCCTCCTCGGCACGCTGTTGCCCGAGGGAACCCAGTGGCACGAGCCCTGGCCGGGGCAAGGCATCCGCTCGACGGTGCCCGGCGCCGACTGGGAGATCATCCTGCCCACGTCCACAGACCGGCTGCAGCACCTCGCTGAGGTCAGGCTGGACAAGGAGGCCGAGGCCTCAGTCACCACGAACTGACCGGCCGGGCGGTCCGCCAACTGCCCTGCTCCGTCACCTATTTACAACTCCATCAGTAGTTCCTCGACCCGCCACGAAGGAACCACCATGACCGCCATCATGATCGGACGGCGCGCCCTCGCGACGCCGTCGTACGCCCTCGCGACCGCTGGTGCCTACCTCCGCGTCAACCACCGCACCCGGGTGGCTGACGTCGTCCACGGCTCCCAGGCGAACTACGTCCTCACCGAGATCTACACCGACCAGCAGGTCAGCCAGCAGCCCGGCGGCGGCTTCGTCGTCACCGCCGACGACTGGACCGTCATCCAGTACACGCCGCTGGCGCCCAGCCAGGACATGCGCCAGCTGGCTGAGCTGTACAAGCACTGGGCCGCGCCCGGCGACGGCAGGAAGTTCCACGAGCAAGAGCCCATGAGCGGCAAGGGGCTCGCCGTGTTCCTCCGCCGGGCGCAGGGTGCCTTCTACGTCACCCGACTTGGTGAGATCGCCCACCTCCACCGAGGCAAGATCCGCAACCAGTTCAAGCCGCTGGAGATGGCGCAGGCCGCGTAGGATGTCATCGGAGTCCCGCCCCTTGTTCAAGGGGGCGGGGCTTCCGTCATGTCCGGCTCTGGCCAGCGAAAGTCACTGAGTGTCAGTTTCTTGCATATGCCTGGTCTGAGTGTGAAGGACGTGTAGAGTGATGCGCGCAGATCCCGCCAGACTGCAAGATCAAGATTCTTCAATCTCCATCCGCCAGGAGATCCTTCATGCCTGAATCCACGCGCGTCATGCCGTCGAGGCCGCGCATCTCCGCCGAGAACCTCCAGAAGCACGAGGTCGGCGATTACACGTTCACCCCGGAGCTCGCGCGCGAGTGGCTGGGGCTGACTCAGGCAGGGCTGGATGAACTGGTGGAGCGGTCGCAGCTGAACGCCTCTCGCGGGCTGTTCGGGCCGCTGGTCCTGGTCAACGGCGGGCCGTCTTTCACGATGGCCTCCGTGTTCTTCTGCCGCCGTCTGCTGGCAGTCACCGCTCACTGAACTCCAGAAAGCAGGGCAACCCGTCATGCCCGCAGCACATCCGCACCTGTACGCGGTCCGCGACAACCTGGACCTCCCTGAGAAGAAGGCTCACCGCCTGGTCGCCGTCACCGCGATCGACGACATCACCACGCGGTCACGCCCGCGCTGGCAGTGGATACACCCGCAGACGGCGCAACTCCTGGGCGTCCCCCAGCCGTTCGTGTCGCTGGTCGGCAACTACCTCGACTACCGCCGCACCCAGCGCAAGATCGGCACCGAGAAGGGCATCCGCCCCAAGAACTCCCGCCACGCGGAGCTGTTCCTGTACGAGAACAAGGACTTCCCGCTGGACATCCTCAACCTGGGTACCAGCGGAGACCGTACGGAGCAGATGGCCAAGATGCTGATGGAGGCCACCTCGCGCAAGGTCCGCGTCGATCCCGAGGCCGTCCACAACATCGAGCGGATGCTGGGCCGGTTCTGCGGGATGGCGTGGGAGACCGTCGTCAACACCGTCCAGCGTCAGCAGGCCGCCCGGAACAACCTCACCACTCTCCACACCACCACCGCCATGGGGGTCAAGGCAGCATGAGCGACACCATCATCACCAGTGCCCGTACGCGCGAAGAGCGGGGCACGACGGTCACCCTCGTCTACTCCACCGGCAAGGACCAGGTCGTCAGGAAGTCCTTCAACGGACTGACCGAGGACGACATCGTCGCCGTCACCGCCGCCCTCGCCGCGCGCCGGATCTCCATACCGGTCCTGCACGAAGAGGACATGCAGCAGCTCAAGACCGCGCGCGAACGGCAGATGCGCTGGTACGCCGACCGGATGCTGGAGGCCCTGTATGACGGGATGGGCCGCTGGTTCACGTGGGTTCCGGCACGCGTTCGCCGGAACACCATCCAGCTCCTCATGGACTACCTGCGGGACATCACGGCCACCTGGACGAGCGAACTGCTCGCCATGCATGCCGAGGTCAACCGCTCCCGGCGCCCGGCCCCCATTCTGCGGCCGCGCTCCGCACTGGAGAATGGCCCGCGTATCGGCTGCTCCCGCTGCGAGACGACCACGCTGCTGAAGCCGATCCTCCCCGAGGGATGGACGATGGACGCGGACGGCCTTCCGCACTGCCCCGAGCACCCGGCCTCCCGGCTGAAGAAGGACCCGGCCGAATGAGGTTCACGATCGGAGCGATAGCCGCCGCCCTCGGCGCCGCCGTCGCCCACCACACCGGCCAGAGTACGACGGTCATCTACGTCGTCGGCGCGGGACTCGGCATCGCCGTGTGGTTCCGCCTGGTTGACGCCGGATGGGACCTCCTCTGCCTCGCGCTGGGGTGGGACGACTGATGCGTACCCTCATCGGCGCGGCCGCCGGTTTCACCACAGGCGGCGCCGCCTGTTTCGTGAAGGACTCCGGCGCAGGCGTCTTCGTCGGGGCACTCACGGCGATCACCGTGTGGTTCTGGGCCTGGGGCAACGTCCCGGGAGACCGCCGTGGGTAGCCCGATCGACAAGGTGTGCTCGCGCTGCGGGATCGTCCACTTCAGCCTGGAGACCGAAGTCGACGGCGACCTCGTGCACTTCCAGATCCTGGTGGCGAAGTGGCCTTGCACGAAGCCGGTCGTCCGCGAGCGGCCCCGCCTGGCCGACATGCTGGTGACGGCGCTCGTGAGCGAAGCGGCAGCGTAGTAGCTGTCACGGTGCTGGTCGGCGACCCCATGGGGTGGAGAAAGGGGACCACCACATGCTCGCCGACTGGCAGATCAAAGACCGCATCATCTCGGGAGATTTTGACATCTCCCCGTTCGACCCGGAGCGGGTGCAGCCCGCATCCGTGGACATGCTGCTCGACCAGTACGTGCGCACGCTGGCCGGGCCGAAGTGGGCCGAGATCGACGTCGCCAACGTCCCGGCCCGGCACACCACGCTCAGCGAGATCGGCGACGACGGCTGGCTGCTGGACCCGGGCGATTTCGTCCTCGGCAGCACCGTGGAGCGTGTGACCCTGCCGCCCGATCTGGCGGCGAGGGTCGAAGGCAAGAGTTCTCTGGGCCGGTTGGGCCTGACCGTTCACGTGACGGCGGGCTTCATCGACCCGGGGTTCAGCGGACAGATCACGTTGGAGATCGCAAATCTGTCGGGCAAGCCGATCCGGCTCCGGCGGCTGATGCCGATCGCCCAGCTGTGTCTGATCCCCATGGCGGCCGTCCCTGAGCGGCCGTACGGGAGCGCGAGCAACCACTACCAGGGCCAGTACGGCCCTACCGAATCTCGTTACGAAATGCGCTGATCTTTGCGTCTCGTCACCTGAGTTATTCGGTCTGGCGGTGGTTGTCAGTGCCCTCCACCACAATGCAAACACCGCCAGAGCAAGGGAGAACGCACGTGGCCAAGAGGAAGGCGCTTCAGCCCTGGCCGGACAACGTCTGGCACAGCAACGGCCGAGTTCGCAAGAGCATCTCGCTGCAGGTGATCCGCCAGCACCTGCAGGACGCTGTGAGCGATGGGTCGATCGTGCACTGGCGGGACTTCACTCCGAGCAGCGAGCCGTGGTGGTGGGGTTTCGACGCCGCCTGGCGCACCGAGGACGGCCACCGGGTCAAGGCCCGGCTGCTGCTGACGGCGGACCCCAACTTCGTCGAGAAGAAGAAGCTCACCAGGGAGGACCTGGAGACCCGCGACATAGACGTGGAGATGGGCTGGACCATCACGGCCCAGGCCGACGGGCCGTGGAACTCCAGCTGGCCGTCTCCGCTGGAGATGCTCAGCGACCGGCACACGTACGACTGGGTCACCGGGCGCATGCCGCTGCTCGACTACAGCGGCTTCACCAACAAGGCCATCAACGCCGAGCACCTTCAGCACGCCCTCTCGGAGCTGGTGAAGTGCCCCTGGTACATCACCGTCGTCACCCATGACACGCGGCCCCTGCACCAGGCGCAGAGCTGTAAGGAAGGGGCTGTGTCGACGCTGGTTCCGCCGTCCCTGCAGGGCAGGGTGCTGGAGTTCCGCGTCTTCGGGGACCAGGACGAGATCGTCAACGCCGAGGGCGTGCTGCCGGACAGCAGGCTGAGGCTGAAGGTGGGCGGCGCGCTGGTCCTGCCGACCACGCCGCGTCAGGACGCGTGGTCGCTGGCCGACTACGCCGTCCGGCGGCCGTCCGGCGGGGACATGGAGCAGCTGCTGAAGGAGACGGCCGAGACGGTCGCCCGCTACGCGTCGCTGCAGCCGCACTTCTGCGACCGGGCCCGTTGGGGCGTGGAGGACCTGGGCGAGTCGTGGGTGCTGCCGGAGATCGAGCTGGCGCCCCAGCGAGTCCTGTTGGAGAAGCAGGCGGCAGAGGAGCGGGTTCGTGAGCTTGAGACGGTCCTCTCCGAGACCAGGGACCTCCTGCGGCAAGAGCGGGAGACGGCCCGGCTGGTGTACGCGGCGAAGGAGGAGACCCAGCAGCGGCTGAGGAAGCTGACGGAGAGCCCGCTGGTGCGGGGAGCTCACGAAGCCCGCCAGCAGGCAGAGGAGGCGTGGCAGGCCCAGGAGGCGTCGGATGCGCTGGCGGAGAGGCAGGCGTCCGAGATCTCGTGGCTGCGACGCCAGCTGGCCGAGTTTCCGGGCCGTTCCTACGACGAGCCGGTGCCGGAGGCGCAGGACGGCCCGAACAACTGGGAGGAGCTGCTCCAGTTCGCCTTCGACCGGCTGCCGAAGGTCCGGGTCCTCGACGACGTCATCGAGCACCTGGACAAGCTGGACCGGCACCCCAAGACCAAGTCGTGGGTGCGCCGGACCTGGACCGCGCTGGAGGTCTACCAGGCCTACGCCGACGTCAAGGAGAGCCAGGGGCCCGAGGTGCTGCCGCACATGCAGGCGTACCTCCGGTCGGAGCTGGCCACCACCATCTTCCCCGAGTCGTGGCACGCCCCCAAGGAGGCGGCCCTGATGAAGCGCGACCCGAAGTACGCGGCCATGCGGACCTTCCACGTGGAGGAGCACGGAATGGTGTTCATGGGCGAGCACGTCCGGGTCGGCGGCAACCGGCCTCCGGCGCCGCGCATGTACGTCTTCGACGACACGTCCGGCCGGACCGGGCTGATCCACGTCGGCTACATCGGCCCGCACCTGCCCAACGGCGGAGCTCAGGACTGACCCGCTAGAACCCCTCTTCCTGTCTCACCCCTCCTTCGGCCCCTCAAGGGGCGGAAGGAGGGGTGTTTCGCATGTACGACGCTCGCCACGACGCACCGGACGACCTGTGGGCCGACGACCCATGGGCCGCCGACGAGACCACGCGTGAACCGATGCGTCCTGCTGCGCGCGGCCCGCGCCGCAACCCCTCCCGCGAAGACCGTTCCGTACGCCGCCGGATGCGCCGCGCGGGCGCGCAGGAGGAGAACAGCATGCCCAGCCCTGAACGCTCCGAGCTGCTCAAGCGGATCGAGAGCGCCACGAACCTCGATGACCAGCTCAAGCTCGTCGGCCAGCTCCACGAATACGACCGGAAGGCTCGGCGCACGGCCGCGCTCGACCGCGAGGCGGACCTGGCCGACACCTCGATCCGCCAAGCGTTCGCCCCGGTCATCTCCGCGACCGCGCGCGGCACTACGGCTTCCGACTGGCTGGACACCGAGGTCGCCGACGAGCCGTTCGACCACGGCCGGATGGTTGCCGAGGCCGCGCTGTGGTTCAGCAACGTGCCCGACTTCGTCAAGGCCGACAAGGACGAGTTCGAGGAGCAGGCCTTCGGCAAGGCCCGGCAGGTCGCTGCCAGCCTCGGCGGGCAGGCCCAGACGGCCGAGGGCATCTTCGTCGGCTACGCGACGTTCCTGCGTACCCAGGCCACCGTCGTCGAGGCCGCCTCCGGCCTGGACCAGATCCAGCAGACCACGGCACCCGACGGCGTCACCCAGAAGGCGACCCCGCTGCCGCCGGACGTCTTCGACAACTTCGCGCCGCCGGTGGCCGACATCAACACCGGCGTCACCGGTACGGAGGACTCCAACCAGGCCCCGGCAATCCAGATGTCCCAGCAGGGCGGCGGGAACTCCAGCCCCGAGGTGCCCGGCGGGCACTCCGAGACCGGCGTGATGACCGGCCCCGGCGCCGAGCCGTCCCTGTCCGGCGGTGGTGGCAACTCCTCGCCGGAGCGCGCCGGTGGCCACTCCGTCTCCGGCGACGTCCCGAACCAGGGCGGCCCGACCGCGCGGCCGGAGGCTGAACCGGCGCAGGAGGAGACGGAGCAGACCCAGGAGGCCGGTGACGTCTCCCAGCGACCCAAGACGGCCGCGTCCGGCCTGCAGCAGATCCAGCAGACCACCGACGTCCACGACGCCAACCACTCCACGCCGCTGCCGACCACCGTGGCGTTCCCGTGGACATTGGACGAGGACGAGAGCGCCGACGGCATGACCGGCGACGCCCACTACGACCAGGGCGGCCAGGTCTCCTCCGGCCACCAGGCGCACGCCTCGATCCAGAGGCGGGCCGACCAGTGGACCCAGCCTGCCCAGATCATCGAGCCGAACATCGCCAACTCCCCGCGCTCCACGCCGCCGAGGAACGTCGGCCAGGCCGGGAACGGGGCGGCCGACGCCCGCGCGCTGGAGACGGCGCCGAGCTTCGGTGACGCTCACGCCGCGCCGAAGTACACCGAGGCCTACAGCCACGCGGCCCCGGCCGCACCGGCGCAGGACGTGCCGTACTCGATGGGCGGCGACAACGGCCAGAGCCTGCAGCACCCCGCGTTCGCCTCGCGCCGCGTCGCCTCCAAGCAGGACATGCAGCACCCGGACTTCCAGAAGGGCTACAAGTACGCGGCCCGCTGGCAGAAGGGCACCCCGGTCGTCCGGCCCGGCTCCCCGGAGCTGGAGGCCGGTATCTACGCCGCCTTCACCGACAACTCCCTGCAGCGCGGCGCGTGGCTGTCCGCGCACGCGGCTCTGGCGTCCATCGAACCTGCCCTGGCGCGCCGGATCGCCAAGCACCGGGAGCTGACGCACAAGGTGGCGGCCGCGCAGGCGCTGCCCACCGACGGCACCTACCTGCACGTCGAGGCCGCGACCGGCATCGACCTGGACACCACCAACCCGTCCACCTCGCCGTCGCCGTCCGGGGACACCCCGATCAACGGCCCCGGCAAGCCCGGTCCGCTCGACGGGCAGATGGACGCGGCCGCCCCGGCCGGTGCCGCCCCCTACAACGGCGCCGAGCCGTTCGGGAGTTCGGTCGTGCCGTCCGCTCCGGCCGTGCCGCAGGGCCAGCCGGTGACCATCCCCGACAGCGGCATGGCGTCCGCGTACAACTCCGGCTCCGGCCTGTCCCCGACGGCGGCCGCGTTCCGCAGGACGGTCCAGGCGGGCCTCCTCGCCGAGAGGAACGGCCAGTGAGCGCTGTACTGACGGAACTCGCCGACCTGTGGGGCCAGTACGCCCAGCACGTCATCAAGTCCAAGGCCCGGCGGGCCCGCTCGATCTTCCTGAACAGGGACGACGGCAGCGGCGAGGCGCTGACCATCGACCAGGAGGGCGAGCTGCGGGTCGGCGAGTTCTCTGCCAAGAACCTCGACATCCAGGCCTCCGCCACGCCCGAGCAGTGCGTGGCGATGGTGCGCTACATGTGCGAGGACGCCCAGGACTTCCCCGAGAGGTTCGCCCACCCGCTGCCTGCCTCCATCGACCGGGTCCGGGCCCTTCTGGCCGAGGCAGGCCTGGAGGCCCCCGAGGTTCGCATCTGGGAGGTCTACACGGCCTCTGACACTGAGAAGGGCGCCTGACCCATGGACATCGCATCCCTGATGTGGGACGAGACCGGCCGCGACCTCGACCACGAGCAGCGCGAGCTGTCCCGTACGGCCGCCCTGAACGACGTCGAGCGTGCGGTCGGCCAGTTCGTGTACCTGGCGGCCGACAAGGTCGACTTGGCCCACCGGCTCGCGCTGGCCGAGTCGCAGCTGACGGCGATCGCCACCCAGCGCGGCTACTCGATGGAGGAGCTGACCGGCGACCTGACGGAGCGCTGGCAGATCCTGGCCACGGCCCGCTCGGCGGCCGCGCAGAAGACGGCCGTCCGGCGGCAGGTGACGGCCGCTCAGGAGCAGGCCATGGACGCTGTGGCGGCTCGCCTGGCCGCCGTGGCGGCGCGGGAGAACCCGGGCGTGCCGATGGCCGAGTGCCTGAAGCTGGCCACCGAGGCCGTGCGCGTGCACGCGGACTCCTACCCGCTGGCGTACGAGTCGTGGGGCGGTACGGGCGATGGCCCGATCACCAACCGCGTCAAGAACTTCACGCCGGGCACGCTGCCCAAGGGCAACACCGGCCAGGCGGCCGACCCGGGCGCCAACGGCGGCGACAGCACCTTCGACAACGTCCACAGGCGTCTGGACGACATGGAGACGAGGCTGGCTGGTCCCTCCAGCCCTGCCGCAGGGCCGCCGTCCGGCCCCGGCAGCCCGGCCACCGCGTCGCTGGAGCCCACCGTGGCCGGGTACTACGAGCGGCTGAAGAACTGGTGGCACGGCCCGGAGACGGCCCACGGAACCACCTCGTTCGAGCCCTTCGACCGGGCCCAGGAGGAGATGAACCGCAAGTGGGACGCCAACGCGGCCGCTCCCGGTGCCTCGCCGGAGTACACGACCCGGCACAAGTCCGACGACCTCCTCCACGGCTTCGACCAGGCGCACGCCGAGATGGGCAAGAAGTGGGACGCCAACGCGGCATCCCCGGGCGCCTCGCCGGAGTACACCACGCAGCACGCGTCCGACGACCTGCTTCACGGCTTCGACAAGGCGAGGGGCGAGATGGGAGAGAAGTGGGACGCGAACCTGGCGGGTCCGGGCGCGTCCGAGCACTACCACCCCAAGCCCCCGGGTGGCTTCAGTCACGCCGATACCGGTCACGGCACCGGCCAGCACTCGCTGCCGACCGACCCGGCCGAGCAGACCTTCTCCCACCCGGACAGCGGCCACGTCCCGCACCAGCGGCAGGACTGGAACATCCCCACCCACTTCCAGTACGCAGCAGGGCTGTTCGAGTAGGAGCGGCACATGGACCCGAACCTCGCCTGGGGCGCGATCCTCGGCACCGCGTTCGCCTACGAGATGTACGGCGTCTTCAACGGCCGAAAGGGCCTGACGCTCTCCGAGCGGCTCCGGGCCTGGTTCCACACCAGCACCCGGCCCGGCAAGGCCGCCTTCATCATCGCGTGGCTGGGCCTGACGGCCTGGTTCATCCCGCACATCATCTTCGGAGGCTGATCATGACGACCTTCCACCCCGGAGGCCGTTTCTACGGCAGTTCCGCCGTCGGCATCGACGAGTCGGACTTCGCCACCGTGACCCTGGACTTCACCGTTTCCCACGACCCGGCCCCGGGCCCCGGCGGCCCGAGTCCCATCACCTCGCTCATGGTCGCCGAGGCACTCAACGATCTGCTCACCAGCAACGGCTGGCCTGCCGCCCAGTTCTACGGCACTCCGGTCGACGAGCCGCTCAACTGATGTTCACCTACCTGGGCGCGGTGGAGAAGGTCGTGGACGGCGACACTCTGGACCTCCAGATCGACCTGGGGTTCGGGGTGTTCACCCGTCAGCGGGTGCGCCTCCTCGGCCTGAACGCGCCCGAGCACAACACCGCCGACGGCAAGGCCGCCACCGCCTTCGTGCAGGCCTGGACCGACCAGCATGGGCCGGTCTTCACCGTCACCACGGAGAAGGACAAGAAGGAGAAGTACGGGCGCTACCTGGCCACCATCTACGCCGACGGCGTCAGTCTGAACGAGGACCTGGTCGCGGCCGGGCTGGCCCTGCCGTGGGACGGAAACGGCAAGCGGCCTGTTCCGGCGAGTTGATGCACCGCCGTCCCAGCTTCTCGTACTGACTTGCCGAGCAGCCAGGGCAGCCTGGATGCTTGGAGAGCCCCCGGATTGCTGACTCCAACCGGCAGCACCGGTCCGGCTTGCAGGCCGGACCCGCACGACGCCCCGTCATTCCTGTGGCGGGGCGTCGTGCTGTCCGGGCCCGCGCCTGCAGCCGGAGGGGGTGGAGGTGAGGGGTATGACGCTGCGCGTAGTGGTGGCGCATCAGTCCGGCGATGGGGTGACGATCGCGCACTGCCCGTTCTGCGGGTCAGGGCAGGTCATCGGCCGCTCGGACGGCAACACGGAGTGCAGCTTCTGCAACCAGAGCTTCCTGGTGAGGGTGCAGCCGATGTTCTCGGCGTTCCCGCAGTCGATCGACGGCATGCCAGTGCAGATCCCTGGCATGCCTCCTCCGGCTGCGCCCGGGATGATGCCAGGCGCCGACCCCAACGACCCGAACGCCATGCCACCCGGCGCCAACGGAGCTGAGGACGGCGGGGCGCCTCCGTTCGGCGGAGGCAGCGACTCAAGCGACTCAGGCTCCGACAGTGGCGGCTCGGACGACTCCGGTTCCGACTCCAAGGACTCCGGCGGTGGGCCGCCGTTCGGGAAGAAGGAGTCCGTCTACCGCGCCCCCGGCGGCCGCCAGCTCGCGCGCACCGCGTATGTCGACTACCTCGCCGGACTCCTGGGAGGCCAGCAGTGAGCATCGCCCTGCAGGCGCTCGTGCAGCTGGAGTTGGACGGCCACGTCTACCAGCCTGGCGAGTGGATCACCCTGTCCGACGGCCAGGAGGCCCGTGCGGCCGAGCTGCAGACGTATGGCTACGCCGCCGAGGCCCCGGTGGAACCGGTGAAAAAGACGCGGCGGAAGGCGACCCCCACCTCCTGATCAGGCCCAGCCCTGTCTGTGGCAGCTCACCCACCCCCAAGGGGTGAGCCACCACAGGAGGATTCATGGCAAGCCAGCGGGGCGGAGCCCAGCCGAACTACGACGGCGAGCAGTCACGGATCGACCGGCTGTTCCGCCGCTTTTCCTCGCGCCCTGGCGAGTCGGGGGAAGAGGCTGAGATGCGCGCCAACCGGCGCATCGCCTCTCGCAGGAAGACGGCGGCGGCAGGCTTCACCGGCGGCGGCGCGGGCGGTCCTGCCGTGGACTTCGCGACCGTGCGGCCCCGTGACCCGCTGTTCTACTGGCGGCAGAACAACCTGCCGTTCCAGTTCGATGACCCGGCGCAGATGCAGAAGATGCGGGCGTACTGCCGACTTCTTTACATCTCGCACCCGCTGGTCGGCTCCTGCGTCGATATCTACTCGAAGTACCCGCTGCTCGGGCTGAAGATGACGTGCAAGGACGAGCGGCTCACCGAGTTCTACACCGACCACTTCCTCTCCGAGGACGGCCTGGACTACCAGAAGTTTCTTGTCAGGATGGGCAGGGAGTACTGGACGACCGGTGAGGCGTGGCCGCTGGGCACCTTCAACGAGGACCTCGGCGTCTGGGACGACGAGGAGCTGCTCAACCCGGACGACGTCGAAGTCCAGCCGAGCCCGTTCCTGCGCGAGCCCCGGTTCCTGATCCGGCTCCCGCAGAACATGAAGGAGCTGATCCGCACCCGGCAGCCCGCCTGGGAGTACGAGAAGCTCATCACGGCGTACCCGGAGCTGACGTACTACTCCGACGACAACGCCCTCATGCCAGTGTCGAACATCCTGCTGCGGCAGATGAAGTTCGAGGCGGACACGTTCAACCCCCGGGGCATCCCGCTGCTGTACAGAGCGATGCGTTCGCTCATGCAGGAGGAGATGCTCAACGCGGCCG